CGACACAACCTTTCAACAGGTACGCCAGTTCAACAAGTCTATACCTGCAGCTTACAAGAATCGTAACAGAAAGTATAAATAAAACTTAACAAAAGGGTTGACTTCTTTAGTCAGCCTGTTAATATAGCTACATACCCAAGGCGCACAAGGCACCTAGGACGCTAAAGATAAAGAGAGAGAATAACATGATCGTAACTACTGTAACATCACACGACTTTCACAATGCATTCAAAGCTACACGCCCAGACCAATTCAGCTACGACGCACTGGAAGGTCTGTTTAACTTCATCGAAGAGATGAGCGAGGACATTGGCACACCTTATGAGCTAGACGTTATAGGCGAGTGCTGTGACTGGTGCGAGTATGATGATATCAATGAGTTGATGCAGTGCTACCCAGACATTGAGTCACTAGAAGACTTACACGACCACACGATAGTGATTGAATTACCTAACGAAGGTTTATTGATTCAACAATTCTAAATAATACTTAAGGCCTAAGGCCACACTGGAGCAATAACATGACTCGTAAAGACTATCAACTGATTGCAGACACACTACTTGAGCAACAAGAATACCTAAGCCCTGTGGACTACATAAACCTAGTCGAAGGCTTCATTTGCAGCCTACAGAGGTACGCCAACTTTAATGCTAAGATGTTTGAAAAAGCATGTTATGCAGGCGACCAGCCATGAAGTCAGAAGATTTATTATTGTATGCTATAGGCCTTGTACTTTGGTCAACATTGATATACTATGTAGTTATTGAACCCTATACCTATTAATTAAACCAACACAAGGAACTTAAGAACATGAGAGACGTAAAGAACTACAGCCAAGACCTACAGCACAGCGCCTACGTAATGCAGGCTAATAAAGCACACAAACGTAATGCTTTGTTACTTAACGTGGCAGGTAGCCTTATTGGCGCCCTTAGCCTATACTTAATGATTGTTGTCATGTTTGAAGGTAGCTTATAATGAGTAAACAAGAATTAACCACAGAACAAGCAGAGTTGTATAATAGTCTATTAGACCTCAACTGGTCGAAACCTTGCATACAATTAACGGACATTATAGAACACACAAAGGAACGTCACATAAACATTAATGAGACCTTGTCAGCATTAGCAACTAAAGGTAAAGTATTGACAGGGCCAGAGGATTTCGGTGATGGTATCTATAGACATACGTTCACCCCTCTTATTAAAGGTGGAAATGCCTATGGCTATCCAATGGATTTCTTTAAGGATTACGCCACATGGATGCTAAACGCGGCTAAGGTGGCATAATGTTAGCCAACATACTAGATATAATTATAGATTTACTACTAATACTAATTAATTAAGGAATACAAAAATGCGGTGCAAATCATGCAACACAGTATTAAACGATAGCGAATTAAGCCGTACAGAGGAGGACACAGCGAACTTCATAGACCTATGTGGTAGTTGTTTCTCGGTTTCTGATAGAGCTACTCATAACTATGACATTGACGCCAGTGACTTCGACGTTGAGTTCAACAATGGCGAGCAACTATCACCTTGGTTACAATAGTAAAATAAATTAAAATAAAGTGTTGACTTCTTAAGTCACTCTGTTAATATAGACACATACCCAAGGCGCATAAGGCACCTAGGACACAGGAGTACAGAACATGAGTACAGTAATATTTGAACTAGAAGTAAGCATAGGCTACATGGCTGAGCAGTTGATAAGCTTTGAAGTGGACTACAGGCTTGACTCAACCAATGGTGACGTCATTGTCGAAGAGTTCTATGCAGAGGCTGTACTATTCGATGCTAATGACTGGCGTTCAGTTGAGAAGGTGCCAACGTGGATGCATGAGTTACTTAAGGCTGAAGTTGAGGACTTTAAATATGATATGCTGGCTCAGGTGGTGGCAGATGAAATTAATTAGTTAATACAGCTTGACAGTTCTTACGAATAATGTTATAATTACCATAAGAACAAAGAACAATCATTAAGTTTAATACATAATGAATAATTAAAAGCTTACTTAAGTATCTTAAGACTCTTAAGTAAGTACATTATGAATTATTAAAGAATCTAACTAAAGTGTCTTAAGTACACTTAAGTAAGTAAAGCAGTGAATAGACCTATTTGGGTCATAATAGACAATCTAAAGTAAATAAAGGAAGTTAATATGTCAGTAATTACAGGTAAAGTTGCATTTGTTAATTTGTCAGAACATGAAGTATATGGTGGTCAGTCAACGGGTAAATATTCCGTGGTCTTAACCCTAGACGATGATAACGCGGGCAAGATGGAAGCGCAGGGCGTTAAGTTACGCACTTATGAAGGCACCAAGCAACGAAAGTTCGCATCTAAGTTTGATGTACCAGTGTACGAGCTTAACGGAGATGAATTTATGGGTCAGGTAACACGAGGCTCTGAGGTTCGCCTACAGTACAGCTTAGGCCAAGAGCATCCAGTACATGGTATTACACCTTACTTAGACAAGGTGCGTGTAGTGGAATTGGCGGCTAGCGCCACTGATGGTGACTTCTAACATGAGTCAAAACTTCTTAAGCTGGTGTGGTATTCTAGTGGCCCTTGGGTGTATTGGTGGGTATGGTTTAAACGCCTATAAGCTCACACAATGTGACTTTGAAAGCCCCTATAAGTGTGAGGTTGTCCATGGGGTGGGTCTGGTACCGCCATTATGGGTTGTCGCTGTATGGTTTGATACAGACACCTAGCTCACAGGAGGCTGTATAAGGCCTCCTAAAGTTACCCCCTAGTGTTGCTATTCCCTAGTAACACTAGGCATCTTAAACCGAAGCACAGGAGCTAGTAAATGGCTAATTTTACAGAAAGTACCTTTGTGAAGCATGAACCATGCCCTAACTGTGGTTCATCGGACGCATTGAGCAGATATTCAGACAATCATGCAATCTGCTTTAGTTGCAATCATTACATACATGGTGACGGCTCAAGCCCTCAAGCAAATCAAACTAGGACAAGGCCCGTAGAAATGACAGGTACATTATCAGCAATTCAGGATAGACGTATAAGCATTGACACCGCCAAGAAGTTTGGTGTGTTAGTTGAGCATGACAGTAGTGGTACAATTAATAAGCATCATTACCCTTATTACAAACAAGGCACTAATGAAGTAGTAGCGACAAAGGTTAGAAGTGTAACCGTCAAGGAATTTTATTCCACTGGCTCAATGGTAGAGGCTGGCTTATTTGGTCAACAATCTTTTGCAGCGGGTGGTAAATACATTACAGTAACCGAAGGCGAAATAGACGCAATGGCAGCCTTTGAAATGAATGGCGGCTTCCCTTCGGTATCCATTCGTGGCGGCGCCAAGAGTGCAGTTAAGGACATTAAAGCAAGTCTTGAGTATCTGGAGTCATTTGACAACGTGGTTATATGTTTCGATAACGACCCCGCAGGCATTGAGGCAGCACAAGCCGTGTTGCCACTCTTTAGTCCTAGGAAAGCTAAGGTAGCTACTCTAACCCTTAAGGACGCAGGCGCTATGCTGGTGGCTAACAAGATACGAGAGTACACAAAGTGCTGGTGGGACGCTAAGGCCTATAAGCCTGAGGGTGTCGTAAGTTTCCTAGAGGATAGCGTATGGGATAAGTTCCTAAAGCGCGGCACAGAGGAAGTCACACCGCTGCCACAATCTTTTGGCACACTTAATGCCATGATGAATGGAGGCATAGCGGCTGGAGAGGTTACAGTAATAGGTGCCTTAACAAGCATAGGCAAGAGTACGATGGTTTATAACCTAGTACATGATATGTCTGTACAATCCGCTAAGAAGATAGGCTGTGTATTCCTAGAGGCAGACATAGGCGAGACAGTAGAGAAGCTGATCTCAGTCCACATGGGCGTAAACATTGCTGATGTGCCTAATGCCGATAGAGACTACAATCTGTACCATGAGAAATACAACGAGCTAGCAGATGGTGACAAGCTGCATGTATTAGATCATCAGGGAGCTTTAGAAACTGATGAGTTATTTGCTAAAATGCAATACCTTATCAAAGGTTTAGATTGTGACATTATAGTCTTAGACCCTTTACAGGCTGCAGTAGTGAGTAATGAGAATGGTATCATTGACGCCTTTATGGATAAATGCTTAAAGCTGGCTAAGAATACGGGAGCTAGTATTATCATTGTAAGCCACATGCGCAAGCCTAATGCTAAAGACCCTCATGACATAGGTGAGTATGATCTTAAAGGTTCTGGAAGTATTAACCAGATAGCTTTTAATACAATCTTATTGTCACGGGATAAAATGGCAGAGGATGACTACGCTAAGAACTGTACTAAAGTTCAATTAGTTAAGTGTAGACGCACAGGGCGCACAGGTACGGCAGGCTGGTTGTACTATGAGAATGCAACTAGCAGGTTAGTGGCAACACAAGCGCCTGAAATAAAGAAAGCTAACTCACAGGGGGACTTTTAATTATGAGTGGAAGGAGAAGTGGTAATGACTAAGAAGCAAGCAAGATATATCGTATTAGAGAATGAATACTTAGGTGATGGTGTCCGTATGGACTACGATGTTTTCACAGGTACTAAGCTTCAATGTGAGCGATTCCTTTGGAGTGAGAATCATCACAACCCTATGAGAGTAGTGCTTGAGTCTGACTTCTACACCGAGGAAGACCTTGCGTACATGGTCAGTTTAGAACGTGCTATGGAAGGTGGTTGGGAAGAGGAGTGGTACGAACGTAACCCTGAGGCTAGGCCCGATGATTGGGCTAAGGAGAACTAATGTCAAGGTTAATATTCGATATAGAGACTGATGGGCTAAACCCCAGCGTGGTATGGGTCATTGTCACTAAAGATGTTGACTCAGGCACCGTGGAGACCTATACTGAGACACCTATAGGAAGTGGCAGGTGCGGCTGGCCTGCCTTCAACTTAGCAATAAGGAATGCAACTGAAGTAATAGGTCACAACATAATTGGCTACGACATTCCAGCGTGTGAGCGTCTATTAGGTACTGACTTTAGCGGCCTAAAGATCACAGACACTCTGGTTATGAGTAGACTAGCAGACCCACAACGGGACGGACATTCACTAGCATATTGGGGGGAACAACTTGGCTATCCTAAAGGCACTTATGAAGATTGGACGAAATATACGCTGGAAATGGTGGTATATTGTAAGCAAGACGTTTGTGTTAATGAACAAGTATACAAAGCACTCATATCAGAGCTTGATAGTTTTGGAGACGAAAGCATTATACTTGAGCATGATGTACAAAATATCATACAGAAACAAATACGGAACGGCTGGCTCTTAGATCAACCTAAGGCTAGAGATTTAGTGGCAGAGCTTAAAGAAGAGTCATACAACCTAGAGGAGGAGGTGCAGAGAGTCTTTAAGCCGCTGCCTACATTTATTAAGGAGGTATCACCTAAGATCAAGAAGGACGGTTCAACCAGTATTGTAGGCCTTAAGTTCCTAGGCGACCGATGGACAGAGGTAGGTGGGCCATTCTCACGTATTGATTGGCCTATCTTCAACCTAGGTTCACGCCAGCAGATAGGGCGTTACTTAAAGCACTTTGGTTGGAGTCCTAAGACGTTTACAGAGACAGGTCATGCGATAGTATCAGAGGAGATACTTAAGGCCGTGAAGGGCATCCCTGAGGCCTCTCTGATAGCTTCTTATCTATTAGTTGGCAAGCGTATAGCTCAAGTGTCGAGTTGGCTCTTAGCTATTAATGAGGATAACGGGAGAGTACATGGTTATGTGAATACCAATGGCGCTGTGACTGGACGTATGACACACAGTAAGCCTAACTTGGCTCAAGTACCTAGCTCAAATAGCTTGTATGGGCCAGAGTGTAGAGCTTGCTGGATTGTGCCTAAGGGTTACAAGCTGGTGGGCATAGACGCCTCAGGGCTTGAGTTGCGTATGTTAGCTCATTATATGAATGATGAAGAGTATACAGACACTATACTTACAGGTGATATCCATACAGCAAACCAAAAGGCCGCAGGGCTTGAAACGAGGAACCAAGCGAAGACCTTCATCTATGCTTACCTGTATGGCGCTGGTGATGAGAAGATAGGCTCAATTGCAGGCGGCGGGCGTAAGAAAGGAAAGCAACTTAAAGAAAGCTTCCTAGCAGCTACCCCCGCACTTGCAGAGCTTAAGGCTAATGTTGCACAGTCGGCAGCTAAGGGCTACATAACTGGCTTAGATAAACGTAAAGTGTTTATCAGGTCGGAACATGCGGCACTTAACTCGCTTCTGCAGTCAGCGGGAGCCTTAGTCATGAAGCAGGCATTAGTGATCTTAGATGACTTTGCCACACGTTGGAAGCTTGACTATAAGATCATCGGTAATATTCACGATGAATTTCAAGTAGAAGTACGGGAAGACCATGCTGAGAGGTTTGGTTCATTGGCAGCCTCTTGTATAGAAGCTGCAGGTATCCATTTTAAACTACGCTGTCCTTTGGCAGGTGAGTTTAATATAGGCAACAATTGGGCTGAAACCCACTAGGAGAAGTTATGAATATGTCACAAGATAAAGCAGTATCAACAATTAATACATCATTTGAAGATGGTGAGTGGTGGGTACGTGGCAACGCTGATGGCAGTCGTAGACGTTTAGCGCCTCACAACCTTAAGAACACCAAGCGTATGTTTGTAGATGGTAAGTACATCCCACAGTCACACCCTTTGTGGAAAGCAGGGCGGTATACGTCCTTTAGTGATGCAGCTTTTAGTTCTTTCACTAACTACAACAAAATAACTAAAGGTGATGTTTACTTAATCACTAATGAGGCGTGGCCTGAGTGGGTGAAGGTGGGTAAGGCAGGTGATGCTACTGATAGGCTTAAGGGTTATCAAACCAGTGACCCTTTCCGCTCATATCAATTACATCATACTGTGTCAATGGAGAATCGACATACAGCAGAACTAGCAGCACACAAGGCACTTCAAGTCTTAAGTAAGGATAGAAAGAACGAGTGGTTTAAGGTTGACTTAGCTACAGCAGTACGTTGCATCGAGTCTATCAATGAGTAAGCAGAGTAAAGGCAAGCCCTTTGAGAAATGCTTTGTTGACGCTGACTCTATTATCTATCGTATAGCATTGACCACGACCACAATAGCCCAAGGTAAGAAGTATTACGAGAAAGCTATTGAGGACATTCAATGGGACACTTGCAGTGATGAAATATTCGTTGCTGTCAAGGGTGTTGGTAACTTTAGGTATGATGTTGCTGAGGACTACAAAGGTCAGCGGCTAACTGATAAAGCTAAGGCTGCCATTGACCCTAAGGTAGGCAAGAGGCGCACAGCATTAACTAAGTTTGCATGGAAGCTAGGCCACTTTAAGTCTGATAACTGTGAAGCTGATGATGTTGTATCTATATGGGCACAAGAGGCCAAAGACGCTGGTGTGCATTATGTCATAGCTCATATTGATAAAGACATAAACATGGTGGAAGGCTGGCATTATAACTTTGACCAACGTAAGAAACTACTGTATTATGTCAGTGAGCATGAAGGATGGTACAATATGTGTAGTCAGATGTTACAAGGTGATAAAGCTACGGATAACATTCAAGGCGTCAAAGGTATTGGTAAGGTTAAGGCTGCAAAGCTCTTACAGGATGTACCTACAGATGATCTATATAAGGTTGTTACTAAGGCTTGGCAGAAGGCTCACCCTGACGACTGGAAGGAACTGATGGAAGTGTGCTGGAACCTGATTTACATGCGTAGAGACTGGAATGGCTTTAGACGTATGAAACTTGAGGAGGTATTTGGGAATGACAGCTAAACCAAAGTTTAGATCAGGACTAGAGAGTGCATTTAATGATGCCGTAGGTACGGAAGACTTTATGTACGAACCTTACCGCATACCTTATATCATTAAGAAGAAGTATGTGCCTGACTTCATTGACAAGCGCACTGGAGCCATGATAGAATGTAAGGGCTTCTTTAGAGTTGGAGACACACAGAAGTATAAGGCTATCCGTGATGAAATAGATAGACCTTTGATCTTTGTGTTCACTGACTCACGTAAGCGCCTTAGGAAGGGCGCCAAGATGAACCTAGGGCAGTGGTGTGAGAAAGAAGGTCTAGCTCACTTCACTATGAAAACAATTGATGAACTAATGGAGCATTTAAAATGTCTACCTACGAGGAATTAAAGGAACAAATATTAAACAACTATGATGTTGATATGCTATGTGAAATCTTAGGTATAACTTCAGAGTCGTTAGTTGACCGTTATGAAGATCAAATCATGAAGAACATGGGCTTATTTGAGGAGGCTATTAATGAATGAACCAAAGTACGCACACCAATGGGTCTTTCAAGATGACTTTGGAGACATAGAGGAACTAATGAAACCGAAAGCACTAGACACTCAAGTAGGAGGTGATCACTATAAAAGTATGAAGATACAGCCACTAGAGTTTATAATGGCAAATAAACTTGCATACTGTGAGGCTAATGTGGTTAAATACATTAGTCGATGGCGTAACAAGAATGGAGTCGAGGATTTACGTAAAGCAAAACATTACGTTGATTTGTTGATACAAGAAGCAACACAGGATGCGGAAGGTAACGTATGAACCATTTGATTGAAATGCTTAAGCGACACGAAGGTGTTGAGACTCATGCGTATACAGATAGTGTAGGCAAAGTAACTATTGGAGTCGGTAGAAATATCGACCCTGATGGGGGCTTAGGTTTAAGCCAAAAAGAAATTACATATTTATTGCAAAATGATGTTGACAGGGTTGAGCAAGAGCTGGTATACTCTCTTCCTTGGTTTGAGTATATGGAGTGGCAACGAATGGATGCCCTCGTAAACATATGCTTTAACCTTGGCTTACCTAGGTTCCTTAAGTTCAAGAAGGCATTAGCGGCAGCTGAAGATCAGGACTGGGAGCTATGTGCCGATGAGTTTATGGACAGCAGGTGGGCTAGTCAGGTAGGCCAAAGGGCTGTGGAGTTGACAACATTAATTAGAACGGGGGAATATGAATAATGACAGTTAAGTTGTACACGAGTTCAAACTGCCCTGCGTGTGTCACCTTAAAAGGACGCTTAGATGGCTTAGGTCTGACAGGGTATGAAGAAGCCAATGTAAACGTGGCAGCAAATCGTGAGGCTGTAATTAGTTTAGGCTTTCGAGGTGTACCAGTGTTGACAAGTTATGACACAGATGGTACTATGGTAAGGTCAATTATGGGAGCCAATAGTGGCGACTCAGCATATAAGGAGTTATTTGAAGTATGATGTTTATGGAAGCGTTTGAATGTATTATGGAAGGTTTTGACTGTGACCTAAATACAGCTATACAATATTATCAACGTGGCACCATTTGGGAGGACTAAGATGAAAGCAGAATACATAAGTCACATGGGTAATGACCTGACTGTAGTGAATGCTGCTAGGGTTAGCTTTGATAAGGAGTCTGTAGGTGAGCTAGGTGAGAATGTATATATGGTTGATGGGGGCTTTGAGCAGGAGTACTTACTCTCAGATAAGGACAAAGGCCTCATTAGTTATCTAGCCAAACATGGACACTGGACACCATTCAGTCACCCTCAGATAACCATGCGCTACACAGTGCCGATCTTTGTAGCACGTCAGGAGTTCAAGCACATCGTAGGCTTCACTCGTAATGAGGTTAGCCGTAGGTATGTTGATGATACTCCTGAGTTCTATGTGCCAGAGGTATGGCGTAGTAGGCCAGAAGGTAGCGTTAAGCAGGGCAGTGGTGTCCCCTGTGACAACCAAAGCTCGGCAGCTTTTTATGCAAGAGAGGCTACAAAAACAGCTT